TTTTTCATGGTCGGAGTGACGGGATTCGAACCCATGGCCTCTTGGTCCCGAAACAGCCGCATAGTATCTATATATAGAATTTTGCCGACACGGGCACAATATATTGTATACCGACGCTTTCGCATGGCGATGAAAATGTAAGCGAAAATCCGCCGTTACTACGGAATTACTACGGTTTTAAGATATCTTGGACATCTCTTTTTGCAGGGTTTTATCCGACACCAAAGCGTAATATTTTAGCGTTGTGCTGTACTCTTCGTGACCGAGAATCATCTGGGTAGCCTCCGGGGTTACACCACTTTCAACCATCATCGTTGCGCAGGTTTTACGGCAACTGTGAGGGGATAAGCGCCGTACTCCGATGGCATCAAGAGCACCATAATATTTTTTGCGCATGTATCCGGAGCTATAACCTGTACCGTCCTTTTTGCAAATCAATTTTTGACCACCGAGCTTTAATCTTGCCATGAGGTAGGGTTCTACGATTGGCAGTACCGGGACATGGCGGTTCTCTCCGGCTTCGGTCTTCAGACCGCCTATGAGCATTCTCTCTTTAATCAGATAGTCGTCTGGATTGAGCGCGAGCAATTCGGAGATGCGGAAACCAGTGTAAATCAAAATTAATATGATATCTGCGTAGGGGACATTGTCCTCGGCGGCTTTCTTTATTTTCGCAACTTCTTCCTCTGTAAACGGGTGAACCTCGACTTTCTTTTTCTTTGGGAGTTTTAAAAATTTCGAGTAGTCCTTATAACAGATGTCGCGCTCCATCGCTATGTCGTACAGAACAGAAAACGATCCTTTGATATATGACAATGAAGTTTTGCTTTGATTAAGATATGCATCAATACATTTCTGCATATCTTCCGTCCTTAATTCGCGGAACTTAATGCTTTTTACATCTTCGGGGATCTTCTTCCATGCGGCGTTGTAGCAGTCCTTTGACTGCTTAGCCAGGTTCTTATATTCGGAACGAGAGAGCCACAAGGTGTGTAAGTCATCGACAGTCATATTGATTTCAACTACCGGGTGTTCGAGGTAGTGAGCCAGAGCGGCTTTTGCCTCTTTGCTCGATGCGTAGTGCCCGAGGATTTCCTGCTTTTTAATCATCTTGCCTTGCTCGTCCAAGCTATAACTCGCCGGCAACGCGACGACCCAGGGACGCCGCTTGATATCCTTGCGTTTATATACGCTGCCTTCACCGTTTTCACGCTTTGCCATTAAAAAATCCGCTCCTTTTCACTTGTGCTTTACCGGAGCGGATGATATAATAATTATATCAATCCACTCTATACGCATGGTGTGTGTTGATTCTCGAGCCCTCGGTGCTGGAACACCGGGGGTTCTTTTATTTATTTTCCTTAAAGCGTCTCAGAACGCTTCAAATCGACTCAGGTTGTTTCTTGGAGATTATATATTCATTGGGTATGCATATTTTTAGCCTTTTTATCTGCAATTGCCCTTCATCTCACCGCGCTCAGATGGGCGACTGCTTTCTTAATTAGTTTTTAATTATCTCTCTCACGAGGAGATAAGGAACGCCCAGGATGCGATAGTGCTCGAGATCCGTGCCGGTTAACTCTTTGGGCGGATATGACGGATTGAGGGGGCTAAGCCTAACCATGTCATCAAAGATATCGATTCTCTTAAGGGTCGCACATTCGCCGTCGTAAATAACGGCACCAACATCCCCGCTGCGCTCAATAAAGGTTTGCCGAAGAATGAGGACTTTATCGTCAGTGTGGTATGTCGGGTACATTGAATCACCGTGTACCTTTAGAACAAAAAAGTCGGATTTGCTTCGTCCCTTGAGAAAAGAGCGCGGGACATCTATGGTTTCGCCGCTCCAATCCTCGACTGCAATTTCTTCATATCCGGCAGCAATATTGCCTATTACCGGGAACGTAACAACATCTTCGGTCACATTCGGAGAAACGAGATTTAGCGGCTTCATGGGAACATCTGCACCCATTAACCACGGTATAGATACATTTAAAATTTTTGATATTTCTTCAGTTCTTCTTTGTTTTGGTGCGTAGATTCCTTTTTTATAATTGCTTATTGTAGCGTCAGCGACATTCAATGCTCTCGCAAGTTCCGCTGCGGTCATATTTCTACATTCTAAAGCTTCGTTTAATCTTTCTGCAAAGCTCGGCATATTAATCACCTCGCCTATACAATATCACAAAACCAACGAAAACGCAAGCAAAAATGAAAAAAACTTTTGAAAAACTTGTGAAAAGTATTGACTTGTGAAAACGCAAGTGATATAATCGAACCAAAAGGAGGTGAAAGCGATAATGTATGATTACTCGAATTTGCTCGGTGCAATGAGGCAAAGAGGTATAACCCAGAAAAGCCTTGCAAAAAGCATCGGAAAAAGCGAGGCGACGATTAACCGCAAGCTCTGCGGTGCCAGAGAGTTCACGCAAAGCGAAATGTTCAAAATACTCGAGATTATGGGCGAGCCGGTCGAAAGAGCCTCATTTTATTTTTTTACTCATTGACTTGTTAAAACGCAAGTTGCAAGCGACAAAAAAGGAAGTGAAGAAATGAAAATTAAGAAAGCTTTTGCGCGTATGATGACATGCATACCCACAAAAGCCAAACCTAATGAGCTTGTTGCTTTCAGTCAGCCGCCATTCTGCAACGGCGGAAAACACTGCGGTAGGGACAAGAGCGGGCTGTGGCACTGTACCTGCATTAGCCAAAATAAGCCAAAGCGCTAAATACTGCTGCGACAACCGAGGCTACCGTCGCCAATGCTGAAACCACAACAGTAATTATGAAGCGGTTGCGCTCCGTAATGGCTTTAGATGCGGGCGTTTCCTCAAGTTGATGTATTTCATCGACGCCCGGCAAATAGTAGCGTTTTCTCGACACATTATTCACTTCCTTTCAAGGGAGTATATCACGCGAAAAGAAATAAATCAAGAAGGGAGGAAAAGAGGTGGACAACCCGCTGTTATTCAAAATATGTTTCGCTGTGGTAACCGGTGGCTTGGTCTTTGAAATCATTGCGCTGTGTGCAACTGCGAAAGCCAAAAGAAGAAAGAATGGTAATAATGCCAACCACAATGGTGATAAGCAATCCCAATTTTTGGGCGGAATCCCAGAATGCAGCCCTTTTCTTGTGGTGCTTGCTGTTTGGGCTGTCGTGGTTTGTGTCGCTATCATCACCACTACGTGATTCTTCTTGAGTCTTTGAAGCAGGTGCCTGTTGGATGCGGGAATCTTCGATGTTCTGCGCTGCGTTTGGTTCCGATAAAAACGGAATAGCAAGTGCTGTCATCTTCTTTAAAAAATCTTCTGCTTCTGCTTCTGTGAGACTTGAGGAAGAAATTGAAATGTAGCACTGATATGGAGTCTTATACAGAATGCTTTTGGTATCAAGATAAAGGTACGCGGACTCTTCGAGTGCGTTGGTACACAGGAGAGTTATAGACTTAAAAGGCGCACTGTCTGAAAAGTATTTCTTAAATTCCTCTAAAGTGTACCTTGTCTCATCGCTTATGTCACGACAGACAACTACGGTAGTTCGATAATTCTCCGATGCCGGAATCAGTGCGGTGTACTCATTTTCAATAGCCTTAAAAAGCTCAAGCAATGAAAATTTTTCGATTCTCCAGAAAGCAGATGCCGGGAGAGTAACATTCGTTGTTTTAGAAACTTGCATGACACACCTCAACATTTTTTGTTTTTAGTATATAAATTTCAAGACTAAAAGTCAATATAAAGGAGCTACACAATGAACAACATGCTAATAGCCGTTATAACATCAAGCGCAGTGACAATATTGTGGTTGAAGTGGTTTTGGTCTGCTGCGCAAAAAAAAATCGGTAAGCAAAACGAAGAGTTGGCTCGTATGCTCACCGAATTTGTTGAAAGGTATATCGAGAAAGTCATTAAAGACAGACATTAATGAATGCCTCTCCGAATGGATTCAAGCAGGCTCGACCTTTTTCAATATATACTTTTCGCATTACATTGCTGAAGCTGTTTTGGAAAATTTCCAAGTTTTCAAATTCATCATAGCTTGTTGTGAGACTTGAACCATCAAAGCTTATGTCAACAAGTCCCAGGCGATCAAGGGATGTAATTGATGTACTTTGCCTGCCTATATCGCCAATTTCCGAATTTGCAATGAATACATTTTGATGAAGAACGATGTGTACATTTGAAAAACCAGAAACCTTTTCCATTTCGGCAGGCGGATTCCCGCAGATATTGACGATTGGGAGATTATGTGAGTTCTTAAAGCATTTCAAAGTGTAGGCATCGTCAGGGGATAGTTGCTTTATTATTTCGACAAATGCCGGATGAACCGTATCAGCAGTATCTTTTTGCATTGCTTTCGCCAACAGATTGGCGAATAAGTCTCGTAATGTCTCATTGTCGGTAGTATAGGCGATTGCTTGTAATGCAGGCACTGCAACATAGGCTTCAGGAGTCTTTATTTGCTCAGGGTCAACATCTTTAAGCTTCTCTTCCAATAGCTTTTTTGTTGCCTTTAATGAGTACTCTCCGTTCAGCACATATTTTTCAAGAGGTGTCAAAGCAACGCCTATAGCACGAGGTAATAAACTGACAATCTCTCCGATTCTTTTCGCCGACGGATGGACAAGATCATCGTAAGCTTTTTCAATCGTGTTGCCTAATCCAATGTTTGTATCCATTTATATCATATTCCTTTCTTTTGCCAATTGAAAACTGTTTCAATAAGCGAATATACAAATTAAGTATAACACATAAAAAGAAATAAAACAACCGCGTGAAAGGAGCTTTGTAAATGAACGAGTTAATCAAAATCAACTATGAAAGCGACAGACCTACGGTCTTAGCGAGAGATCTGCACGAATTTCTTGAGGTCAAAACCGCCTACAAGGATTGGTTCCCGAGAATGTGCGAATATGGCTTTGCGGCAGGTGGGGATTTCAACCTGCTCAAAAATGAGCGGGTTCAGATCGAAGGTTCGAGAACTGTATCAAGAACTGTAGACGATGCACAACTTACCATCGATATGGCGAAAGAGATCTGTATGCTTCAGCGCAACGAGAAAGGCAAGCAGGCGAGACAGTATTTCTTGCAGCTTGAAAGAGAGTGGAACTCGCCCGAAGCGGTGATGTCGAGAGCCCTCAGAATGGCTGAGGAAAGGCTTGAAAGATTCAAAGCTATAAACGCCAACCTCTCAGTTCAGAACGCTATTATGCAGCCGAAAGCGGAATATTTTGACGGTCTGTGCGACCGTGAGAGTCTTACCGGAATCAGAGAGACGGCGAAGCTTCTCGGGCTGAAACAGAATGACTTTGTAAAGTGGCTTATAGACCACAAATACATTTACCGCGACAAGCGCGGCAGGCTGATGCCCTATGCGGAACATGTCGATTCAGGGCTGTTCACTGTCAAAGAGACATATAACGATAAGACCGACTGGACAGGCGTTCAGATGCTTATCACCGTCAAGGGCAAAGAACGCTTCTTGAAAGCGCTCTCGTGAAAGGAGGAAAACACCATGCGTAAAAAAATGGCACTTATGTCAGTCGACGAGGCGTCAATGTACCTGAGAGAGGTTATCTACATACCGCCGCATCAGATCCGTCTGCTCGCGAGGGAGGGAAAATGCACCTTCTGTATCGCGCTTCAGCACTCAAGCGGAGGCTGGTCGTACTACATCCGCCTTGACAAGCTCGAACAGTTCAAGCGCGGGGATATCGGATTGATGACTGAGCGGTGAATTGAAAGAAAGAGAGGTTTAACAATGGCACTGAAATTTGCAATCCAGACGGTATTTGAAATCGCCGCCGTCGTACTTATCATCTATGGCTTTTGCCGTGAGGACAAGCTCATAGCCTTCGAGGACAGGCTCAAAGCAAAAATCAGAAAGGAGGTAAAACACCATGAAGAAAAAGATTAAGGTCATAGTAAAAGACCCGGAAAAACCTGCAAGAGTGGTGTGGATATCAAACACGCTGGAGAACCTGCAGAAAACGGTCGGCGGTTATATCGAAACCGTCACGATATCGACGGACGCCGTCATTATTTGTAATGAAGAAGGTAACTTGTTAGGACTGCCACACAACTGTAGATTTTGCGGATGCGATTTTGTCGGAACAATCATCGTTGCCGGCGTGGACAAAGACGAATTTTGCAGTCTGTCAGATGAGGTTATTAAATTGCTGAAACCGTGCATAAAGGAGGTGCCTGAACATGAAAAAGTCAACGACAGGGGAATTTGAAACGGCAGTCTTTGCCGCGCGCCTGCGTGAACTGATACGCGACACAAAAACCACGCAAAAAGATCTTGCAAAAGCGATTGGCGCAGCAAAAAACACCGTATCCGCGTATGCACATGGTTTGTGCAGCCCCACGCTACCTATTTTGGTGCGTATAGCCAAACACTTTGATGTGTCTATGGACTATCTCGCGGGGCTGACAGACAAAAAACAAACATCGGAATCCAAGCCTGCGCCGAAGCGCCAGAGAAATGACCCGTGGCGCAAAATGGCGATTCGCAACAGCTGTGACTGGCGCAGACGTATGGCGGCTCCGTGCGGCGACTGGGACGGCACGGCATGTATGTACACCCACGAGACCGGGATTTTTCGCGAATCGCCGCCGGCGGACGATTACTGCGCATATTACAAAAGCCGCCAACGCTGAGTGGGCAGCGAAGACGGCAAAGGTAAAACCTCAACATCATGATAACACGAAGGGAGACTAATGTCAAATGAAGATAAACAGCCTTGAGCTCGAGAATGTAAAGCGTATTAAGGCGGTCAAAATCGAGCCCACCGAAAACGGTCTGACTGTGATAGGCGGGCGTAACGGTCAGGGTAAGACCTCTGTGCTCGACAGCATTGCATGGGCGCTTGGGGGCGATAGATTTCGTCCGTCAGAGCCACAGCGTGAGGGTTCTGTACTGCCGCCCAATCTCAAAATCACAATGGACAGCGGCATCATAGTGGAGCGCACCGGGAAGAACAGCACCTTGAAGGTCACAGACCCTACCGGCAGAAAAGGCGGTCAGCAGCTTATAAACGAGTTTATTTCTCAGCTTGCGCTTGATTTGCCGAGGTTCATGACCGCATCAAACAAGGAAAAAGCCAACACACTTTTGCGCATAATCGGCGTTGGAGACAGGCTCGCACAGCTTGAGCACGACGAGACGGAGCTCTACAACAAGCGCCACATGATTGGACAGATAGCCGATCAGAAACTCAAGTATGCCAGAGAGATGACGGAGTATTCGGATGTACCGGAGCAGCTGATTTCCGCATCCGAGCTTATCAAACAGCAGCAAGGTATTATGACGCATAACGCCGAGAATAAGCGTAAGCGTGACCGAGCCGCCGAGATACAGCATCATTATGACGCCGTCAACAGCAAAATAAACGGAATCCAGGCTGAGCTTCAACGTCTTATGACGGAGCAGCAGAGCCTTATGGATGACCTCAGAATCGCGCGCATGGAGACGGAGCACCTCGAGGATCTGAGCACCGCCGAGCTCGAAGAGGATATCGAAAATGTCGAAAAAACCAACATTAAAATCCGTGCCAACCTTGAAAAAGAGAAAGCGGAAGAGGATGCGAAAGTGTATCAGACTCAGTACAGCCAGCTGACAAACGAGCTTGAAGATGTCAGGCAAAAGAAAACCGACTTGCTCAAGTCCGCACAGCTTCCGTTGCCGGGGCTGTCGGTCAAGGATGGCGAGCTGACATACAACGGCTTCAAGTGGGACAATATGTCCGGAGCGGATCAGCTCAAGGTTTCCACGGCCATCGTGCGCAAGCTCAACCCCAGTTGCGGGTTTGTGTTGCTTGATAAGCTCGAGCAGATGGATCTTGACACTCTTGCTGAGTTCGGCAAATGGCTTGAGTCTGAGGGGCTACAGGCGATAGCAACGAGGGTCAGCACCGGCGATGAATGCAGTGTCCTTATAGAGGACGGATATGTGGTGAACGAACCGACGGAGACTAAAAAAGCATGGAAGGCAGGACAGTTTTAATGAACATAACATCAGGAATAATCGAAGATGCACAGCGGGTCATAGTTTACGGTCCGGAGGGAATCGGCAAATCAACCTTTGCTTCCAAGTTCCCGGGCGCGATTTTCATCGACACGGAAGGCAGCACAAAGAGGCTGAACGTTAAGCGTTTTGACAAACCGAGCAGTTGGACGATGCTTATCGAAGAGGTCAAATATGTTCGCGATCACCCCGAACTGTGTATGACGCTTGTCATCGACACAGCGGACTGGGCAGAGCAGCTTGCAAGTAATCATATATGTTCCGTAAATCACAAACAGAGCATTGAGGACTTCGGATACGGCAAGGGCTATACAAAGCTCTACGAAGAGTTCGGCAGGCTTCTTGACCTGCTCAATGAGGTTATATCAAAAGGTATTAACGTCGTGCTGACCGCTCACGCCAAAATGCGTAAGTTTGAGCAGCCGGACGAGCTCGGCGCATACGACCGCTGGGAGATGAAACTTTCAAAAAATGTCGCGCCGATCGTAAAAGAATGGGCAGACACGGTTCTCTTCGTCAACTATAAGACGTTCGTGATAAAGGACGAGAAGACTGACAGCAGAAAGGCACAGGGCGGCAGAAGGGTAATGTATACCAATCATCATCCCTGCTGGGATGCGAAGAACAGATACGGGCTGCCGGACGAGGTCGATTTCGATTTCAGCGTCATCGCACCGTTTATTCCGTCTTCCGGTGCATATGTCGCAGCGGCGCCGGAAGATAAGCCGCAGACGAATGCGCTACCCGACCCGCCGAAAAAAAGCATAGAGGAGCTCAAGGCAAAAATCGACGAGTTTACCGCCGATGCCGATGAGCCTACTCCGAACACTGAGAACATTGAACCGAGTTCTGGCTTACCGGCAGCGCTGCGTGAACTCATGACGGCGAACAACGTTACCGAAGATGAGCTTAGAAGTGCGGTAGCGTGGAAAGGTTACTTCACTGCCGACACGCCGATTCTCAATTATGGCGAAGCTTTCATTAACGGCTGCCTTATCGGCGCATGGGAGCAGGTCTACGATATCATCGTCAATCATATAAGAAAATTTTAAATAAAAAGGAGTATTAACTATGAACGAAAACTACAATACCAACAGAAACGACGCCCTCGACTGGGACAGTGTAATCGAAGCCGAAAACGAATTTGTACTTCTGCCGGAAGGGGAATATGAATTCACCGTCAAGAGCTTTGAACGCGGCTATTTTAACGGCTCGGAGAAGATGTCTGCCTGCCCGAAAGCGGAGCTTACGCTTCAGATAGATGCGCCGCAGGGTACAGCAATCGTCAAACATAATCTTTTCCTCTCGCGTAAAACAGAAGGGCTTGTGTGCGCGTTTTTTATCAGTATCGGTCAGAAGAAACACGGCGAACCTCTGAGAATGAACTGGGCGCAGGTTGTAGGTTCAAAAGGCCGCTGCAAGATAGGGCAGAGACTTTACAACGATAATTATTACAATGAGGTCAAGAAATTCCTTGAGCCGGACGAATCCACTCAGCGTCCTGCTTTCACTCCGGGGAATTTTTAATCCTTGGACGCGAGACCTTATCAGCTGGAAGCAGAACGGGCAATATTCAACGAGTGGGCGAGCGGCAATAACCGCACATTGCTTGTCCTGCCGACCGGCACCGGCAAAACAGTCGTTTTCGCTAATGTTGCAAAGCAGTGTGTTCAGAACGGTGAGCGGGTTCTTGTGCTCGCTCACCGCGGCGAGCTGCTTGAACAAGCGGCGGACAAAATACTGAAATTTACCGGCTTGATGTGTGCCACAGAGAAAGCCGAAGAAAGCTGCCTCGGCAGCTGGTACCGTATAACCGTTGGCTCGGTGCAATCTTTACAGAGAGAAAAACGGCTCGAACAGTTCGACAGCGACTATTTTGACGCCATAATCATCGACGAGGCGCATCACTGTCTTTCCGATGGTTATCAGCGCGTGCTTGAGCACTTTGGAGACGCGCATGTCTTAGGCGTCACCGCTACGCCGGACAGAGGCGATATGCGCAATCTCGGCACATACTTTGATTCCCTTGCTTATGAATACACTCTTCCACAGGCTATCAAAGACGGTTATCTTTCGCCTATAAAAGCCCTCACGATTCCTTTAGCTCTCGACTTAACGGGCGTATCTATGCAGAACGGAGATTTCAAGGCGGCCGATATCGACAACGCCTTGGATCCGTATCTGTATCAGATTGCCGACGAGATGATAAAGAACTGCAAGGAGCGCAAAACAGTCGTGTTTCTGCCGCTTATAAAGACCTCGCAAAAATTTCGGGATATTCTGAATGAGCGCGGTTTCCAGGCTGCGGAAGTCAACGGCGGAAGTCAGGACAGGGCTGAAATAATCGAAGCCTTTGAGCGCGGCGAATATAATGTGCTTTGTAACTCCATGCTCTTGACGGAAGGCTGGGACTGCCCGGCGGTCGATTGCGTCATCGTGTTAAGACCGACAAAGGTCAGAAGCCTATACAGTCAAATGGTCGGGCGCGGAACGCGCCTTGCGCCCGGCAAGAAGGATCTTCTGCTGCTCGATTTCTTGTGGCACACAGAGCGCCATGAACTTTGTCATCCTGCTCATCTGATATGTGAAAACGAAGAGGTCGCAAAAAAGATGACGGAGAATATCGAAGCGGCAGGTTGTCCGGTTGATATTGAGGCTGCCGAGCAGCAAGCCGAGAGCGATGTCGTCGCTCAGCGTGAAGAAGCTCTTGCGGCGCAGCTCAAGGAAATGAGGAAGCGCAAGCGCAGACTTGTCGACCCGCTGCAGTATGAAATGTCGATTTCCGCGCAGGATCTTTCAAGCTATGTTCCGGCGTTCGGTTGGGAATGCGCTCCGCCGACGGAAAAACAGATTAAAACGCTCGAAAAGCTCGGTATATTTCCCGACGCAATCGAGAACGCCGGCAAGGCAAAGCTTCTGCTTGACCGCCTCAGCAAGCGCCGCGAAGAAGGTCTCACAACGCCGAAACAAATACGCTTTTTGGAATCCCGCGGTTTTCTGCATGTAGGCGAATGGAGCTTTGACGCTGCAACAAAGATGATAAATCGCATAGCTGCAAACGATTGGCGTGTTCCGCGCGGCATTGTGCCTAAAGACTATAAACCGGAGGCAATGACGATATGACAGAAGAAAAGCTCGACCTGAAAGAGCTGATAAAATACATAGACCCGGCTGCTTGCACATATTCCGAATGGGTGGAAGTCGGCATGGCGCTTAAGCATGAGGGATACAGCTGCGATGACTGGGATGAATGGTCACGCCCGGACAAGCGCTATCATGCCGGCGACTGCGAAAAAAAGTGGAATACCTTCAACGGCGCCGCTGCACCGGTTACGGCGGGGACTATCGTTCAGATGGCAAAAGATAACGGCTGGCATTTTCAGGCAGATGACGGCGCGCTTGACTGGGACAGCGTTATCGGAGAACAAAAGGATGATCTTGTTCTTGTCGACAAAAGCTGGATTGAAGGCAAGGAGTTGAATATTCCCGACAAATGGAATCCCGTAGAGCAGATTACCAAATATCTCGAAACGCTCTTTGAGGCGGGGGAGACGGTCGGTTATGTCACCGAAAGCTGGGAAAAAGACAGTAAATACCTGCCGACGAAAGGCGTGTATACCAGGACTGCGGGAGAGCTTATAGAGGCTCTGAGCAAATGCGAGGGCGACATAGGTCGCGTAATAGGCGACTGCAAGCCGGAGGCGGGGGCGTGGATACGCTTCAATCCTCTGGACGGCAAAGGCGTCAAAAATGAAAATGTGACGGAGTTCCGATATGCTTTGGTCGAATCCGATACGACCGACATCACTCATCAAAACCAGATAATACGCGAGCTCGAGCTGCCGATTGCCTGTCTCGTTTATAGCGGAGGAAAGAGTCTGCACGCCATTGTACGCATCGATGCCGCGAACTTTGACGAATACCGCAAGCGCGTTGATTACCTCTATGACGTATGCAAGAAAAACGGCATAGATATCGACCGCCAGAACAAAAATCCGTCGCGGCTGAGCCGTATGCCGGGCATTGAACGCAACGGAAAGAAACAATATCTGCTTGATACCAACATCGGCAAGAGCTCATGGAACGAATGGAAAGAATGGATTGAAAGCATAAACGACGACCTGCCGGATCCGGAGAGTGTCGCCGATGTGTGGAACGACCTGCCGGAGCTTGCGCCGCCGCTTATAGACGGAGTTCTGCGGCAGGGACACAAAATGCTTGTCGCAGGACCGTCAAAGGCCGGCAAGTCTTTTGCGCTGATAGAGCTGTGCTGCGCCATAGCCGAGGGGCGCGCATGGCTGGGCTTCAAATGTACCCAGGGCAAGATAATGTATGTCAATCTCGAGCTTGACCGTGCGAGCTGTCTGCACCGTTTTAAAGATGTCTATACAACGCTCGGCTGGGCTGCGGAAAACCTACATAACATCGATGTGTGGAACCTGCGCGGCAAGTCCATTCCGATGGATAAACTCGCGCCGAAGCTCATCAGACGCGCTGCAAAGAAAAACTATATCGCCATTGTCATTGACCCGATTTATAAAATCATCACCGGCGACGAAAACAGCGCAGATCAGATGGCGCATTTCTGCAACCAGTTTGACAAGGTCTGTACCGAGCTCGGGTGTGCGGTTATCTACTGCCACCACCATTCAAAAGGCGCTCAGGGCGGCAAGAGGAGCATGGACAGAGCATCCGGCAGCGGAGTGTTCGCCCGCGACCCCGACGCGCTGCTCGACCTCATAGAGCTTGATATAACCGACGGTATCCGCAAACAGCAAGAGGACAAGGCACAGCAGGAAATCTGTCTCAAATGGATGCGCCGCTTCAAGCTGCCGGAACCGTCGCAGGACGAAGAGAATACCGCGCACGAGCTGCTCAAAATGTGCGGCGAGAGTCTATCTCCGGCATCCCGCGATCTTATGCTTGCCGAAGTCAGAACAGCGTGGAACAGCATAGAGCAGCGTACCGCGTGGCGCGTCGAGGGCACCCTGCGTGAGTTTCCGAAGTTCGCTCCGGTCAATCTTTGGTTCGATTATCCCGTGCATCGGATAGATGATACCGGTGTGCTGGAGGACATAAAGCCGGAGGATGATAAGCCGGCATGGCAGAAAAAACGTAGCGACCCGCAAAAGAAAGAAAATGTGAATAAGGGCAAAAAGACAGAATCAAGTGCTACATTAAAAAGATATAACGAACTCGAAATTGCTTATTCATCTTTGAAGTTTGGTCAGGAAAAAGTGAGAATAGGTGATATTCAAAAAGCGTTAAACCTCAGTCGAAACGCTGTAAGGGTACGCATTGATAATCACCCGAATTTTTACCGTGATGATAGGGGGTATGTTTTTAGAAGTGACGGGGAAACACGACCCCCTAAACCAGAGGAAAAAGAGGGGGTGTAAGAGGGGGGTGGTAAAAGCCCTTATATACATAAGGGCTTTTTACACACACCCCCCCTCACCCCCGAATCTCTCTTTCCTAAAAGCAAAACAGCCCCCCTGTAAAAAAAACACCCCCCTTAAAAATAGCCCCCTATAGAAAGGAGTGAAAACGATGAGGAACATATTAAGAGAAGAGCGTCACAAAAAAGGAATGACGCAGAAGCAAGTAGCTGATTTGTTGGGAATTTCAGAACGCGGTTATAAATTCATAGAATACGGTCAACGAACGGGATCAATTGAGATATGGGATAAACTTGAAGATATATTCAATGTTCATCAGCGCCTTTTGAGATGCAATTCCGTCCCAAAAGATAGTCGGTCGTAACGCGCAGTTTGTCGGCGATGCGCGATAATGTTTCAAGATTTGGTTCTCTCGAACCGGATTCGTAGAATCTATATGCTCTAAGGCTTATTCCGAGATAATCAGCCATTTGCTGTGCGGTAAATCCGCATTTGATTCGCGTATCGTGCAAACATTTCCCGAAATTCATTTTAAAAACCTCCAAAAAAGTCTTGACAATGTACAAAGTGTACACTATAATCAAACAAAAAAACAGTGTACAAAATGTACACTAACAAATGGAGGTTAATAAAATGTCAGACTTCAAGATCGTAAATGCCAGATTTGTGCCAGCTCCCGAAAACACTACAACGGAGATTGTCCCCGGAGTGTTCTTGCCGGTAAAAGAGTATGCTCTGTTAGAGGGAGACAATTATCCTATCCCGGTTATTGAGACTGTATCGGATTACAAGTGGCAGCTTGATTGTTTAAACAGCCGTCTCGAAAATCCCGAAAAATACCGAGAGGGTGGGGAGGATGTCGAAGCGGTAATTGCAAAGCTTCGGCAATGGCTTGAAGAACATAAAAACGAAAAAGAATAATAGTAAAGGGAGAATTAATGCCATGAAAAAATATTGCCCATTGATAAGAAAGAAATGCTTAAAAAGTAAGTGCTGCTGTTGGGAAGACAAGGGGTGTTTTTGTAACTTTTTCTCTAACATTGGAGCCATTTATAAACTCGACTACATACAAGAAGCAGTAGAAGAGATTTTAGAAAGTTTAGATGATATATTGGAGAATCAAAATGACAACTGAATTTTTCATGCCGATGCATCCGCCCACGGTAACGCATCACGACAAAAAGATAACCGTCAAAAACGGTAAGGCGATAATGTACGATTCAACCGAGCTGAAAGCGGCAAGGAGTAAGCTGACGGCACACCTGGCAGAACACATTCCGCAGGAACCGTATTCGGGCGCGGTCAGGCTGATGGTCAAATGGTGCTTCAGCAATACAGGGACTAAGCACAGAGACGGGGAATGGAAAACCTCGAAGCCCGATACGGACAATCTCGAGAAAGCCTTGAAGGACTGCATGACCCGCCTGCACTTTTGGAAGGACGATGCGCAGGTCGCATCGGAGATCAGCGAAAAGTTTTGGGCTGCCGTGCCGGGAATTTATGTGAGAATAGAGGGGCTGCTTTCAATATGAAACAAATAACTCAGGAAGAGACCAACAGGCGCTACATACGGGAGCGGACAAGTGACCGGGAAACACACTGCCTGAGATGTTATTACTGCTGCAAGATATTCGAGGCAGGAGATGATAGTCGGTATGTTTGCCCGAAATGCGGCCGAGAACTCATTGAAACGGGATTTTTGAAAGTGAGTGACGACTATGATGTATGAAGATGCGCTTCGCGAGGTATTAAACCGAGTTTATCGAAACACAGATGATTGCGAAATGTTAAGCATAAAGTCAGCTCCCGCCGCCGCCGACTATTGGCTTAGACAGGGTTATTCCCTTGAGGACACCAACGAACTTATCAAGGCAAGTACCGCCCTTTCCAAGACAGGTCTTATTAGTTCTGCTGAGGCAGCTCAGTACCTCACCTCAGCGATTGGCGGTTTTGCCGAAGGTATGAGTAACATCGCAAACTCGGCACGTCTTGCGGCGCAAAAATGGAAAAATGGACGGAGGTAACAACAATGCGTGAGATACTTTTCCGTGGCAAAGGCGATAAAAAATATAATGGTGGTATGTGGTATTTCGGTGTGCCTATTCGCTGTTATGACGGCGACTGGCAGATTTGCACCGATAATAGCAAAAGGACGGTAATCCCTGAAACGATAGGGCAGTACACAGGTCTTAAAGATAAAAACGGCACAAAGATTTTTGAGGGCGATATTGTTTTGTTGAAAGGCGATGAGGAGCCTTATCAAGTCGCTTTTGATGAATCCTGTTTTCAAGTTTATGGCAACAGTATTTGCTATGTTATGGATAACTTTTACGACCACGATATAGAGGTCATCGGTAATATCTATGATAACCCCGAGCTATTGGAAGGTGATGGCAGTGCCTGAGATGTGTCCGGATGAGCATTGTGTGTTTCTCGTCCAGACCGGCGGAGAAAAGCCTTTGTGCCCGTTTTGGCATTGTCTGAAGCCGGAGATTGAAAAGCACGACAAAACCCGAGAGGAGGCTGTTAAATGACGCTTAAAGAGTTGTCGCAGCTGTACTACCTTGACAAGGAGATAGAGCTTGACCGTGAGAGGCTTGCGGAACTGCGGGCAAATTTGCTCTGCCCGAGGTCGCCGAACTACGACGGTATGCCGCATAGCCCGAACCCTGAGCCTGCGCTTGAACGCTGCATAGCGGAGATAACGGATCTCGAAGCTATAATCCAGGCTAAAATCGAGCAGCGCATATATGAGCGCAGCCGACTTGAGCGCTACATATCAGATATTCCCGACAGCCTGACCCGGCAGATATTCACGCTGCGCTTTATCGAGGGACTGACATGGGAAGATGTGGCGGCAAAGACTGGCGGTAATAACACCGCTAAGAATTGTAGCAATATTTGCTATCGCTATATTCGGCAAAGTTGAGGACAATGAGGAATTCATTTCTGTTAGCATTAGGATGAAGAATGTTACCGATATTCTATTCTTCATTTTTATGTCCCCTTTCACACACGCCTGCCCCGCGGCGTCATAAATAGCGGGGCTTTTGATTTACGACAAGAACGGAGGTGAACCCATGACCGACAAGCAAAGGCGGTTTGCAGATGAGTACATCATCGACTGCAACGCGACAAGAGCATACAAGGCTGCTTATCCACGGATAAAATCGGATGATGCTGCGAGAGCCAATGCGTCAAGGCTGCTAACAAATGCTAATGTTAAAGCCTACATCGAAGCAAAACTCGATGAGCTGAGCTCGAAAAAGATAGCCGACGCGCAGGAGGTCATGGAGTACCTCACCGCCGTGATGCGCGGAGACAGCACGGCGAGCGTCGTTGTTGTGGAAGGTCAAGGTGACGGCTGCTCGGCGGCAAAGGTGCTGAATAAGCCGCCGGACGAAAAGGAGCGTCTGAAGGCTGCGGAGCTGCTTGGCAAGCGTTTCAGCCTGTTTAAGGATGGAATTGAAGTCTCCGTCAACGCGCCGCAGATTATCGACGATATAGGGGGCGGCTAACATGGCCGTCAGGCTTACTGACATAATCGCGCCGTCGTTTTATGAGGTGCATCGCGATGTGTGTGCTGGGCAGCATACGCACTATGTGCTTAAAGGCGGGCGCGGAAGCACGAAGAGCAGCTATATATCGCTTGAAATTGTCTGCGGCATCATTAAAAACCCTGACGCGCACGCGATCGTGTTCCGCAAAATTGCAGACACGCTGCGGGACAGTGTTTTTGCACAAATGCTGTGGGCTATTGATAAACTGGGCGTGTCGCAGTATTTTAAAGCGACGGTCAGTCCGATGAAAATCACATATCTGCCGAGCGGGCAAACGATTATGTTTCGAGGTCTTGACGATCCGATGAAAGTCAAGTCCATAAAAATCCCGTTCGGCTATTTTCGTTATATCTGGTTCGAGGAATGGAATCAGTTTTCCGGGATGCGGGAAACCGATAATGTGCTGCAGTCGGTCATGCGCGGCGGCAGTAAATTCGATGTTTTTTATTCGTACAATCCCCCTGAGTCGCTGCGGGCGTGGGTGAATGATGAGGTGCGCGTAGAGCGCGCCGACCGCCTGGTACATCACAGCACATATTTGACTGTGCCGCAGGACTGGATAGGCGCGCCGCTGCTGTTGGAGGCGGAGCACCTGAAACAGCACTCACCGGAACGATATAGGCACGAGTTCCTCGGTGAAGTCACCGGCACGGGCGGCGAGGTATTCCGGAACATCAGTATCCGACCCATCAGCAATGAAGAGATTGCGCGGTTTGACCATATCAGGCGCGGCATAGACTGGGGCTATGCGGTTGACCCGTTTGTTTTTATATCGTGCAACTATGACAAGCCGCGCAGGCGGCTGTACATATACGACGAGATATACGCGGCGGGCATGAGCAACAGACTTGCCGCCGACCGTATAAAATCTCGTGGAGTTGCCGGCGAAATTATCGCAGACTCCGCTGAACCGAAGTCTATAGCGGATATGTATGAATACGGTCTGAGAGTCAGAGGCGCACGCAAGGGTCCGGACAGCGTGAAGCACGGCATAGAATGGTTGCGCGACCTCGACGAAATAATAATAGATCCCGCCCGCTGTCCAAACGCGGCGCGGGAATTTTCATCGTATGAGCTCGAACGAGATAAGGACGGCAATTATAAGGCGAACTATCCCGATAGAGACAACCACACGATTGACGCCACGCGCTACGCCACCGAGAACGACCAGCAGAATGTGAGGGTAACTTAATGATTAACAATATGGACTTGATAAGAGAAAAGCTCGCGTATCACCATACGGCTACGGACGATGAGATTATCAAAACCGTGCTTAAAAATGCGCGGGAAGACCCGGAGTATCTGGCGGCATGCGAGGGACTCCGATATTATCGCGGTATGCAGGACATTCTTCAGAAAGATTTTCGCGAGACGGTTGTCTACGAAGAAGACGAAAACAGCCCGGCGGGCATAAAGCGCGGCGGCGTTAAGATAATCAATGAAAACAATTCGAATCACCACAATGTGCATAATTTCCATGCGCTGATGGTCGATCAGAAAGTCGCGTACATTCTCGGCAAGCCGCTTTCCGTCTCCGTCGAGGGTGCAAATGATGGAGCGGGCAGTGTGGATGAAAGCCTGAAAGCTTTTGAGGACGCTGTCACCGCAGTGACCTCAGACGAGGCTTTTGTGGACATGCTCCCCGACCTCGCGACAAATGCGTCGAATTGTATCGTCGGATGGCTGCATGTCTATTACTCGGCAGCCGGCAAGCTTTGTTTTGTTGTTATCCCGACGACAGAATGTATTGCCTGCCGCGATATGAGTTATCAGCAGGTGATTACCGACTTTTTCCGCCACTATAAAATAACCGTCGTGCAAAACGGCACAGAGACGGAGCGGGAGCGGGTAGAGTGGTGGACTGCGACAGGGGTAAAACGCTATGTCGAAAACGATGCCGGAGAGTTTGTGCTCGAAAGCAACAGCCCGCACTGGTATAACGAGCAGATAATCAACGATGAGCGCGTCTCGGTTGAGGCGAAATCGTGGGGAAGAATCCCGTTTGTTCCGCTTTATAACAACTCTGCGCATCAGACCGACCTTTCGCGAATCAAAGGTCTGCTTGACGCATATAACCTGATATCTTCTGCGTCGACGAATAATCAGATAGATCTCGTCGAGCTCTATTGGATGATACAGGGATACGGCGGCGAGACCGCAAAAGCGATACAGCAGAAGCTGCAGATAAACAAGGCGGTGTCAATAAGCGATCCGTCCGGCAAGATAAGCGCGGAGCAGGTCACACTTAATGTCACCGAGCGCCTCGCCTGGCTCGATATGCTGCGCCGGGACATATATCATATTGGACGCGGCATTGATATGAACGATGAAAAGCTCGGCAGCGCGCCGTCAGGCGTCAGTCTGAAATTCCGCTACACCCTGCTTGACCTTAAGGCTGACCCGCTTGTCTCAAAGTTAAAGGTCATGCTGAAAGAGCTGTCATGGTTTATTACGCAGGACATTAACCTGAAGAACGGTACTGACTATGACTATACACTTATCAAATACGATGTCCACAAGTCGATGATAGTCAATGACGCGGAGACGGTGGATATAATTCAGAAGTCGCAGGGGCTTGTGCCCGATAAGATGCTTTTAGCAAAGCACCCGTTTGTTGACGATGTCGCGCAGGCGTATGAGGAGCTGCAGAAGCAGCGCGAGGAAAACGCAAAGATGTTTATCGGCGACGATGACGACAAGGACGATTCCGAAAAGGATGATGAATAATGCGCTCTGATCTCTATTGGGAGGAGCGGGCACTGCAGCGCGAGGAATATGCCCGACGTGCCTCGACGCGGGCTATAAAGACAAAAACGGTCAAGTTATACGCCAAGGCGCAGAAGGACCTCGACGCCCGCATAAATCGGATATTTTCGCGTTATGCGGCAAATGGTGAATTGACGCCGGAAGAAGCTCGTCGGATGTTGAACACCAAAGAAGCGGAAGCGGAATTGGAAGCACTGCGCAAAGAGCTCAATAACATAAAAGACCCGGTCATAAAGAGAAAAGCACTTGCTCGTCTCAATGCGCCGGCATACGCCGCGAGGATAAACCGCCTTGAGGCTTTGAAAGCCAATATCGAGACGGAAACGGCATTGCTTGCCGACCGGGAGAAGCGGGAGCTCAAGCGGCTGTTTGAAGACGTGAGCGGGGATACATACTATCGCAGTATATATGACACGCAGATCGGTACGGGATTAGGCTTTGAGTTCTCAGCCCTGCCGAAAGGTTCCGTAAACACCATAGTAAATGACCGATGGAAAGGTGCGAATTTTTCCGACCGCATCTGGCAGAACACATCCGCGCTTGCCAACAGCGCATACGGTATTGTGACGCGTGGAATTATGACGGGAGCGGGTCCGCAGGTAATGGCGCGCCAGCTCGCCGAAGCTATGCAGTCCGGAATGTATAACTCGATGCGGCTGATACGCACCGAGACTAACCGTGTGCACAACGCTGCTGAAAAAGCGGCATACGAAGAGGAAGGCATAACGGAATATAGATTCCTCGCCACTCTTGACGGGTGCACCTGCGATGTCTGCGGCGCTTTGGACGGCAAGACTTTTCCGGTCTCCGAAGCGAAGGAGGGCATAAACTATCCGCCGCTTCATCCGAACGACCGCTGCACCACAACGGCAGTCATAGAGGGACAAAACCGAGCCGAACTCAAACGCAGGGCATTGGATCCCGAGACCGGGAAAACGGTGCTTATTCCGGCAGAAACGACATATGAAGAGTGGCTTGCGGATAATATAAATCCTCTTACCGGGAAGCTTAAATATTATCCGCCCAGGACTTTGACACAAGTGTCCTCCTACAATAGAGATCAGTTCGAACGGTATTCGGCAGTCTTAAAAGAAAACGTGCCGGATTCTCTTGATGAATTCTTAAAAATAAAGTATAATGATCCTGAGAAGTGGAAGACGCTCAAGAGGCAATACCGCTTGGTGAATCAATACAAGATAGATTCAGGCAATTTATCTACTGATGAAATCTTACGGTTTGATAAAAAGGTTATTTATGAAAAAAGACTCCAGTTCACGAGCAAATACAAAAGAAGCGGAAACATTGCCGGAGCATATATCGATGATGATTTTGACAATATGTACTATGCACATAGTGCAGTATCTACAAAAGCAGATAGCAGTGGGTATAAAGGAACTGGAAAATTGGTCTTACTAAAAGAGGCACGACGTTTTAAATATATTGCTGTTCGCCGAGAGGATGGAACGATAAGAGAAGGAACCCACAATGATACTGAGGCAAAGCTTTTTGAGTTCTTTGCTGATTTGTATGAAACAACCCCCTTTAAAAAGATATGTATGCTTTCCGAACGTGGAATGTGTGATAGCTGTAAAGGGGTGATGCAGCAATTTAAAGAACTATACCCGGATGTTGAAGTGAATGTTATCTCAAACAAAAGGGTTGAAGGCAATGTTTGGAAAGAAAGGGTGAGAAAAAGATGAAATACGACCTTGATTATCAGGGCGCAACAGAAATTTTTGAAAGTCGTGTGATTACGAGTATACCGCCAATAACGGGAAGACTTCTCGAAAATTCATATCTTTCGGAGTTCGATCAGGATATCCTTGAAGAAGCCGAACGTCTTAACGCGGTGCTTCCGCTGATAAAGTGGGAAGTGGACAACGACGACCTCACAGAAGCTATGAGTGATGAGCTCTATCTCTACTATGAGGATTTGCTCAAAGGTCGCCTCGACGGAATACTGGACGAAGAAGAAGCCCCGATTATCATAAAAGACCTCACCGAGAGCTATATAAAGGCTTTCGGAAAAGATACTCTTGATGAAGAGGATCAATAATAAATAACAAGCCGCCAAGCGAAAGCGAGGCGGTTTTGTCATATCACAACATAATAATTACAGCGTTTTGCAGTCAAATGCAAAGCGCTGTTTTTATATCCAAATTTATCCGCCACCCGGAGCAAAATGGTGTCGCGCAGTATTGGGACTGGCCAAGTAAAAAGGGAGCGCGGGAAAGGACAGACATGGACTGGCTTAAAGACATTTTAGGCGACGCACACACCGAGGACATCGACAAGAAGATAGCGAGCTATATCGGCAAGAACTTTGTTTCAAAAGCAGATTTTCGCGCCGAGTCCGACAAGGTCAAGAACCTTGAGGGTCAGATAGCAGAGCGGGACAGTCAGCTTGAAGAGCTCAAAAAGGTTGATACCGCCGGGCTGCAAGCTACGATTACACAGCTGCAGAACGAAAACAAGCAGGCTAAGGCTAAGTATGACAGCGATATTGCCGCCATGAAGCTTGACTCCGCTATCGATGCCGCTATTACAGCCGCCAAAGGCAAGAATGCAAGAGCTATAAAAGCCTTGATAACGCCCGGCAGCGTGAAGCTCGACAAAGACGGCAAGCTCGAGGGCTTTGACGATCAGCTCAAGGCAATCAGAGAAAGCGACGCCTATCTCTTTGACAAAGTCGAAACCAGACAGAGGGGCGGAGACCCCGACCACGGCGGCGGAGACCCCGAACCGGGCGAAGCCCCCGAGAACTATGCCGATTATGTGAATTGGCGCAAAAATCAGTAAAAACGGAGGATTTAACAAATGTCAAACAAATTCCTGACTCCTCAGATAGTCGCGAACGAGGCTCTTATGGTGCTCGAGAACAATCTCGTTGCTGCCGACCTTGTCCACAAGGACTATTCCAAGGAGTTCGCACACGTCGGTGATACTATCACCATCCGCAAGCCCGCGAAGTTTTCCGCGAAGAACTTCGTCGGCGAGACCGTAGACCAGAATGTGAACGAGGGCAGCGTCAAGGTGACCCTTGACCATTTCCGCGATGTCACCGTTCCGGTCACTTCCAAGGAAATGACCCTCGACATCAAGTCATTTTCTGAGCAGATCATATCTCCTGCGGTGCAGGCCATATCCCAGGCTATCGACAGCGATATTATTGCTGAGGGCATCGCGAATGCCGGCAACACCGTGAGCGGCACCGCGAACGCGACCGACCTCAAGGACATTGCCAACATTGCCAAGGCGTTTGACCTCAAGGGCGTGCCGATACAGCAGCGCAGACTGCTCGTCAACCCGACGCACAAGTATCGCTATCTGACCACGGAGAACCTCTCAAAGGTCGCATACGCGGGCAACTCCGACGCCCTGCGTTCGGCGGAGCTCGGCTCTATTTATGGTCTTGACACCTATATGTCGCAGAATGCCCCCGATACCCTCGCGGCAACTGCGGGTACTGCGACCGCTGCAAAGGTCTCCTGCACCGCCGGCGAGACTAAGGTCGCACTCTCGGATGTCACTGCGACGACCGGCACCTTTAAAAAGGGCGACGGCTTTATCCTCGACGGCTATCTTTACAGATTTGCCGCCGATGCAACTGCCGCAAGCGGCGCGGTCGCCGAGGTCGCGATAGATCAGCCTATCCACCGCACTATTGCCTCGGACGCGGCAGTCAAGGTGTATCTCGTCAAAACGACCCACTCCCTCGCGTTCCACCGCAACGGCCTTGCACTCGTCACCCGTCAGCTTGAGCTGCCTATGGGCGCGAATAATGCGGCTATTGCATCGAGCAGGAACGGTCTTGCTATCAGAGTCGTATATGATTACGACATCAAGCACAAGACCGACCGCGTCAGCTTTGATATCCTGTACGGCGTCAAGACCCTTGACAGCGACATGACCGCAAGGCTGGTGGGCTAATATGACGGAGCAGAACAAGGCCGACCTCATAGCCCGGATGCGCGTGATGTTGGGTAAGGAAATGTCGCTGCCGGCTGCCCGGTATCTGCTGGACAGCGTCGAGTCCAAGGTATTGCGATATACCAAGCGGCGTGAGCTTGTTCCCGGTCTTGATCTGCTTGTGGCAGAGATAGCCGCGCAGCGTTACCGCACGCAGCAGCCGGGCTCTACCGATGCGGCGCAGACCGTTGCAAGCATAACGGACGGCGACCAGAGCGTGAGCTTTAAGCACAGCGACTCAGACCTCGCCACAACGGCGGAACTGAGCGACAGCGAAAAAGTGATGCTCAACGAGTGGAGGAGGCTTTTCTGGTGAAGATCCCCGACGCCTTCAGACGCGCACAGCGCGCCGTATTTCAAGACAAAGCAGTCGAGCACTATAAGGCCGTCAAACAGACGGGAACGCTCGGCAGCGAAACAGTGAAGCCCGCAGAAACACCTGCGGGCTCTTTTACTGTCAACTTCCGGCTTGTTACCGATGCTATGCAGGCGCAGGAATGGGGGCTGCAGTGCAACAAAGACGCCACCTTTTCAACATCCGATACGCTCGCTGTCGAGAAGGGCGACTATGTGAAATACGGTGGCGCTTATTACCGAATCACCGAGATCCAGCCGCACGACAGCCACACGCTGTATCTTTGCAAGGCGGTGAGCCATGAGTATTGAAATTAAGGGTCTCGGCGAGCTGGCTAAAAAGCTCGCAAAGCTCGGCGGCACTGATACCGCTATTTCAAACGGCACGCGCGAGGCGGCGCGAATAGTCAACAACAGCGCAAAAGAGTTGTGTCCAGTAGATAACGGCAATTTGCGCGCGTCGCTGCATACCGACTACAAGCGCGAGGGTAGCAAGCATATCGGCAGCGTATTGACCAATGTTGAATACGCCGCCTATGTGGAATTCGGTACGGGTCCTAAAGGTAACGGCACATATACTTATGAGCTCCCGGGCGGGATCCATTACAAGGCGGACAAGTGGCGCGGCAAAATCCCTGGTGTCGGCTGGCGAATGATAAGCGGACAAAAGGCGCAGCCGTATCTCTATCCTGCGCTTATAAACAATCGCGAAGCAATACTCGAGTGCTATAAGCGCGCGATACAACAGGAAATAAGTCGTAAAGGCGGTCAGAAAAATGGTTGATATCGAACAGGTGACTTATGATGTGCTTTCACTCGCTGTACCGGGCGTGAAATGGTCTGCGGAATATCCGCAGAGTTTTGAACGGCACGGTTTGATAAAGCAGATGGATAACTCCGTTAAAATGCCATCCTCTTCGCGTCCGGACCATTTTTCCCGGATCGCCGTGCAGATCCAGGTGTGGATGGCGACGCCGGAGGGCAGAAACGAGGTCGAGAGACAAGTTGACGATGCAATGCTCCGCCTCGGTCTGCTTCGCGGCAGTCCTAACCACCTTGAGGACGAACAGCAGGACGGTACGGTGTTATACCGCACCGTCCTGCTTTATAACGGAGTCTACGACAACAACACGAAGCGGTTTTACCGCAGTTAATAAGGAGGTAAGTACAAATGGAAGATTATCAGACTTCTATAGGCGTGATTCTGAAAATGGGCGCGAGCGCAGAAGCGGCATCTGAAGTTCCCGGTCTGCTTGATTTTCCCGATATGCTCGGCGAATCGGACAAAATCGACGTGACCACGATGAAGGACACGCAGAGAAAGTATAAGCCCGGGCTTTCCGACCCCGGGGATATGGCGTTTACTTTCGGCTATGAGGGTATGAAGACCGGCACGAACTGGGCGACCCTCAAGGGAGCTAAGGATGCAGACAAGACCTTTATTCTGCTGTTCCCGGACGGTTCCGGTTTCACATGGACAGGCAGAGTGTCACTTTCGATGCCCGGAAAGGGCGTCGCAGAGGCGCTGACCTTTACTGCAAAAATCACTCCATCGTCGGATATAGAGGAATATACCTCGTCCGGCGGCTAAAGAACACATCGGCGGGGGAAACTCCGCCGAAAATTTAAAATAAGGAGACAACAACTATGCTTACTGCGTGTAATGCACCTTTTTATAGATTGACCGCCGGCGAGAAGGAGTACAAGCTCAAGCTCACGACGGCGACAAAAATCGAAGTGGAAGACCGTATAGGCTGCAGCCTGCTTGAAGCTCTTGACAAGCTGGCATACACCAAGGTCTTTGCAGTGACCCTCTGGGGCGCGCTGCAGAAATACCAGGCGAATATGACGCTCCCCAAGACATATGAGCTCATCGATGCGCTTGAAGCCGAGGGCTTTACCCTCGAGGACAGAGCGGACACATTCCTCGGCATTATGAAGGTGTCCGGTTTTTTTACACCGGAACAGATAGCGGACATGGAGCGGGAGGACGAGGAGCAGGAGATAGAGTAATCTTCTCCTCGGCGACCGAGTGGGTCGCGGATCTCAAACCTCGCGCTTTTGCGGTCGGGATAACCCCGGACGAATTCTGGAGCATGTCGGCCGGAGAGGTTGAGGACCTTATATCCGCAAGGCAAAAGGCAGAAAATGAGCGGCGCAAATGGCAGTTACAGCTGATATGGAATCTCGGGCAGCTTGATTCTTTCGCGTTTAACGACCCGAAAAAATATCCTACGCTTGAAAAGGCGTTCCCGTCAGCTTTCGGCATGCAGCAAACCGGGTGGATGGTAATCAAAGCTCGGATGTCCGCTTATGCCAAATCAAAAAACGCCGCAAGGCACAGGGCAGGTGAGAAAAAATGACAGTTGAAGAACTGCAAGTGCTGATTACAGCAAACACCAAGGACTTTAACGCCAAGATTGATAAGGCGAACAAGAGGCTGGGATCGCTCGAACAGCAGGCAACGCGCACGGGAGCGGGTGTCGGAAAGCTTTTTACAGGCTTAAAAACGGCCGCTGCCGTTGCGGCTATACAAAAAGTAGTGAGCGAAGTCAAGAAGCTGACGGACGCATATGCGGAAAACGAAGCCGCGCAGATGGGCTTGTCGAGCATATTGACCGCGCAGGGAAAAGACCTGAACGCCGCGAAAGCGTGGCTTAAATCGTATACCAAAGACGGCCTTATCCCGATGATGGACGCTTACACCGCGTATAAGAGACTCGCGGCGGCAGGGTATTCCGACGAGCAGACACAGTCCATACTGACCAACCTGAAAGACTCGGCGGCATTTAACCGTCAGGGCAGTATGACGATGGGCGAAGCCATCAAGAGCGCAGCCGAAGGTATCAAAAACGAAAACAGCATTCTTGTCGACAACGCCGGCGTTACAAAAAACCTGTCCGTTATATGGGACGAATACGCGGCATCGATAGGCAAGACTGCAGCAACGCTGACCGACGCAGAAAAGCGCATAGCCACGACACAAGGCATCATGCGGGAGACGGCATTCCAGACCGGGGATGCTGCGAAATATTCGAACACCCTCGCAGGAGCGCAGGCTGCTTTGAAAGCTCAGACAAAAATGTTGTCAAGTGCGCTCGGGTCGATGTTTGCGCCGGCTTTGCAGCAGTGTATTCCGCAGGTCACGGCGTTGCTTGAAAGATTGACCGCTCTCGCCGAAAAAACCGGGCAAGTTATGGCTATATTGTTCGGCACGTCGAGTGCAACGAGCCGGACATCGTCAAACACCGCCAAGCTTGCCAATAGCACACAGCAAGTGTCCACAAACCTCGGCAGTGCGGCGAAAAAGGCGAAAGATTATAAAAACGCTTTGCTCGGCATCGATGAAATCAATCGTCTCGGAACGCCGGATACCGGATCTGATAGCGGCAGCGGCGGCGGAAGCAGCACAACGGTATCAAGCGGGGGGAACAATTTTAAGAGCCCATTTTCCGACGCCGACAGCGTTATTGACCCGAAGCTTGCAGAGCGCGCAGAGGAGCTGAAGCAGAAGCTTAAAAAGGTGAAATCCACAGTCTCGGCGCTTGAGCCGGTGATAAAGGGAGTTGCAGCCGGCGCGACCGCCGCTTTCGGCGTAAAGGTGCTGCGCAAATGGTATTCCGGCGCAAAAGGTGTGTGGAATAGCTTTAAGGGGCTGAGAGTTGTCTCTACTTTTACCGAGAGTTTTTCTTGGATAAAGGAGACTGGAGGAAGCACAGCGCAGGCGTTAGGCTATGGATGGAAGAAAGCCGCGGGTGCCGCCAAAGACAGTTTGAAGCAGTTCCGAGCGGGTTTGTCGGCAACTCAAAAAGTCATGATAGGCGCGGCAGGATTCGCGGCATCGCTGGCGATGGCAAAATCTGCTTTTAAGGCATTCGGCGCGGGCGCAGAAGACGCCAAAGCCAAACTGGCGGTTATGGCAGTAGGACTTACTGCCGTTGCAGTGGCTATGTATGCGGCGTTGGGTCCGGCCGGACTGGTCGTCGCGGCAATTGGTGCAATCACGGGAGCTATCATAGGTTTTGAACAAGGCGCAGATGAGCTTGCAGAAAAGACCTACCAATCCTCCGATGCCTATAAGGTGTTGTCAGAAAACATCGCATCCTCTGAGGCAATCATCCAAAGAACAAAGGAAAATATGGATGGTCTTAATCAGAAGATAGAGGGATTGAACACCGTCAGTGCGGAGTACGGTGCAGTTAAAATGCTCACCGACGAGATATATCAGCTGAGCGAAAAGTCAAATAAGTCCGCCTATGAAATGGACTTGATGCGCGTCAAGGTCGACACTCTGAATGCTATGAATATCGACGGATTGCATTTGAGTATCGACGAGACCAAAGGCGTAGTTGTGGAGACTAAGGACTCAATTTACGGGGTCATAGAGGCTTTGAAGAAACAGGCCGAAATGGCTGCAATACAAGACATTCTGACTGAGTCATACAAAGCCTTTTATCAAGCAACAATTGACAACAAGACGGCGACTGACAATTACAAGGTTGCGTCAGATAGGCTTGCCGAGGCACAAAATAAGTTAAACGAAAAGGCGGCAGAACTTGACAAGAAAAATCAGGGCGTATCAGGTGGCTTTCGTGATGTCGCGAACTGGATATCGCAAAAGCTTAGTCCGGAATATCGAGCTCTTAAAAAAGAAGTCGAACATGCCGAAGACGCTTTGGAACAGTCACGCAAGGCTATTAAGAACACGTCTGCTGCAATGGATGACGCAAGCAAAAAGACGAAGTATTATTCGGATCAGCTCGTCAAGCTTAAAAATAACATCAACAATATAAACGGTGTAAGCTGCGATGTGACAGTAAAAACCCGATCTACCGGGGCACAGCAGTATGCATCCGGCGGATATCCTGATACCGGACAACTCTTTATTGCTCGAGAGAGCGGCCCCGAGATGGTTGGACAAATCGGAGGCAGGACGGCAGTTGCCAACAACAGCCAAATTGTGGACGGTGTTTCTTCGGGTGTTGAGCGCGGTGTTGAAAGAGCTATGGAACGAAGCAATGGCGGAACCGTAACGATTGTCGTTATGAACGAGCGCGGTGATATTGTAAACGAGCTTAGAAATGTCAACATGCGTGCCGGTAAAGTAATCATTCCGATAAACGAATAAAAGCCCTCTCAATCGAGAGGGCTTTTCCTTTGTAATATTGCGTCAGTCCACTTTTTCACCAAGTGCTCTGGAAATCTGCAAATATTGTCCGTCTTGGACAGTGATATATGCATTGTTGCTGAAGTTATCGTTAGCAACGATATTATCGCCGTAATTGTACGAACTCGACAGCACGGCGTAATAACCGTCGTTTCCCGCCTCAGTGGCAACGAGCTTGTACTCTCCGGCGGGAATATCCTTTCCAATCTTATAAACCCCTTCGAGCACGGCGGAACTGTTGAAGTGCATGTCCGGAGCTTTTTCCGAGGAACACATTTCTGCCCGTGTAATTTCTATGTATTCGCCGTCCTTGACAGTGGCATAAACCCAAGTGTCAAAGTTTTCGTTAAAAATAATCGAATCTCCGGAACTGTCGGACGACACACAGAAATATCCTGAATAATCTTTTTCTGTGGCGATTATCCAGTATTCTCCGGCGGGAATGTCTTTTCCAACCTTGTACATTCCCTCGCCGTAATGGTCATTCGGCAAATCTACTTTGCTGATATTATCTGGAGTAGTGGGGGAGTTGATGGTTGTAGAATTGCCGCATCCACAGAGCCCAATCAGCATAATACCTGCGATAAGTAAAGCAATAAATTTTTTCATCAGAATTTCTCCCTTTTCTTTTTAATCTATCATATTTCATTTTTTATGTCAAGAAAGAAGGTGAACAGCAGTGGCAACCGCTTTTAATCCCGGCGACAATCCGATAGCTACCGTGGACGGCGTAACTATGCCGGTATATCCTGACTCGGAGGACGGATATAAATGGGAGCTTGAGGACGCTTCTGCCAGCGACGCAGGGCGTACCGAAGATGTCGTCATGCACAAAAAGCGCATAGGACAGACCGACGCGGTAACGCTTAAATTTTCCGGGTTGTCCATAGCGAACGCGAGCAAGATTCTGAAAATGTTCAATCCGGAGTATATAACGGTCAAGTACTTAAATATGCTCGAGGGCGGATATGTAACAAAAGAGTTTTATGTCGGCAACAGAAGTGCGCCGCTGTACAACAGCAGTCTGAATGTTGTTGACAATGTGACCTTTAAAATCGTGGCGCGAAAGGGGTGATGTTATGTATCCAATAACTTCTGCCGGGCTTGCTGCTCTGCGAGAGGATGTGGTGCAGTCCGTCAATATCCTCTGTACGCCTACAAAAGGCACGGCATTTAATATCACCGACAAGGACATCATCGGCGCGGTAACGGTGGACTGGTCGAGCGTCACGGGCAGTAAGCTTGATTTGGGCTCGGCGTGTATGTCAGAGCTGAGTTTTACTCTTGAGAATACCGACGGCGCGTTTGACGACAAGGTGTTCGAAGGTGCGCAGCTGTATGTCACTACAAGCTTTCCGACGGGCTCGACAACGGAGACCGTGCCTATCGGCTATTACACGGTGGACAGCCCCCCGCGCAAGCTCAGAAGCATCAAAATAACGGCTTATGACCGCATGGCGAAGTTTAACCGAGCCTATGATACTGAGCTTGCCTATCCTGCAACGCTGTATCAGATAGTCGCCGATGCCTGCACAAAGTGCGGGGTGTCGCAGAAGCTCCCAACGAACACGCTGCATCGGGGTGTATCGATACTAAAACGCCCGGAGGCGGACAACCTGACCTATCGTCAGGTGCTTGTCTGGGCTGCGGAGCTTATGGGCGTGAGCTTGTATATCGACTATGACGGCAAGCTGACAGGCGGGTGGTATGCGACAAACGCCAAACACGCGGTTATAAAAGCTTCAGATCGTTTTACTTCCGGCAATACCAATTTTGCCGAAAATAACATCGTGTTTTCCGGTGTGCGCATCGTCGGAAACGACGAGAACAAGACAGAATACCTCGCGGGCACAAAGGACTATGCCTTTAACATCGAGGGCAATCTTCTTGTGCAGAGCGATATGAATCTCAGCACACTGGCGACGGAACTCAAAACCGCACGGTGCAGTCTTACATACACGCCTATGTCCTGCACTACACACTCTTTCCCGCACCTCAGACCGCTCGATGTGATGAATTTTGAGACGGCTCAGGGGACGAAAAAGGTCGTGCTGACAAATGTCAAGTGGCAGTCACAAAACCGCTGCACGAAGCTCGAGGGCAAGGGCGAAACGGCAACGCAGTCAGGATATGCCACGATGGGTGCTTTTACACCAAAGCAGCAGGCGGTACTCGAGCAAACCCGCGCCCAACAGGCAGCGCAAATCAACGACTACGAACAGGCGACACTCGCGCTGAACGAGACCATTGCGAATAGTATGGGCTTATATGTCACGCGGAAAGCAGACAGCAGCGGCGCGGTAATTACTTATTACCACGACAAGCCTACGCTTGAGGGAAGCAACACCATCTACTGCCGCAACGCCGGCGGTTATGCCTGGACTAATAACGGCTGGAACAACGGATCACCGAACTGGGAGTACGGTGTTTCAAAAGACGGTGACGCGGTTATCCGAAGCATTGCCGCAAACAAGATTTCCGCGAGTTATATTACGACGGATATCCTTTCGTCGCCGACCGGGAAGTTTTCGTTTAACTTGGACACGGGTCATATCGAAGCCTCCGACATCAACATCACCGGCGGAGATATCAACCTCGACGGTGGAATGTTGTCTGTTAAAAGTTCTGACGGATATCGAGTTGATTTATCGTCAGGTTCTATCGAACTTTATCAGGGCGCGGGCAGCAATTCGGACGCTGAAAAAAAGTACATGGGCGTCGGAAACACATTGATATATAAATCCGTTGATGATGTCCTTTTGTACGCTACTTTTGCATCAGCCGATTATTCGCTTGGCGGTCATTCAAACGGAGGCTTTAGGTTCGGAAAATCGCTTAATAATGGTCGCGACTTTGACACCACTGCAAAGCCGTATTCTGAGATGGAAAAGGCATGGACTTATGATTACATGCGCGTAGAGTATGATGCGACATATATTCGCCGATTGCTGTCTGTCAATGAAATGGGATATCCGACCGACACAGGAGAATATCTCGCATATCGGGCTACAGGATTTAATGCGCAGCTGGTCAAATTTACTACAGACTTCGGCGCGTCGTTAGTGGCAGGAGTTCCTGCCTTTTCCGTGCGTGTGAGAGACAACACAACGCAGAGAAACGATTATGTTCGTGCTGATGTTTTCGCGGCGCAGAGCGACCGGGCGGAAGTCAGATTAAAAGACCCGAGCGGCAACGTGTACAGACTGACATTTACTCAGAGCGGCATAACATTTTGGTCAAATACAACCGGTTCGAAAAAACTCGCTTTTGTATAATAAGGAGGTTTATATGACTAAAGCTCAACTTGAAAAACGGCTCGGCACAACTCGAGAGACCGCACGACAGCTCGAGCAGGAAACAAAACAGCTGACAAGCCGTCTTGAATATGTCAGGGCGGAGCTTATTAAACAGCTTGGCAAAATCGAACTGTTGTCCGATATGCTCTCAGAGCTCGAAAAAACGCCCACAGAGGACGAGAACGGGGAGGCGGAAAAAGATGCAGACAAGAACAATAACGGTTGACTATGCCCGCCCGCGTGGCTACGACGTAGGCTACCGCGCCGAAAATAACTTTACCTTGCTCGCTCTGCCTATCCCGGCAGAGCTTGAGGGCGCAGACAGCTATCGTGTCTACTTTGAGTCGACGGTCGGGGAGTATTTGCAAACCGAGCTGTTGACTCCTACGGACGGCTATGTGACTGTCAAAATTACAAGCGATGTTGTGCCCGAGCCGGGGAACATGACCGCGCAGCTTGTCGCCTTTGCGGACGGCGAGAGAGTCGGCTATGCGCCAATGATAACAGGCTCTGCCAAAGTGTCTATCCCGGACGGCACGGAACGTCTGAGTCACAGTCTCGCCGCCGAAATCGCGCTTAACACCGCCGCACGGCATTCGCACGAAAACAAGCTGGTGCTTGATAAGTTTGACGACTCAAACGGCATTTTGACCTATGACGGCAAAGCCCTCGGCGGTGGCGGCGCAGGAGGTTATGCTATCGGTGACGGTTTAAAGGTGGAAAACGGCAAGCTGTCCGTCGATACCGCGACTTCTGCCGAGCAAGACAATACTAAGCCGATAACATCGGGAGCAGTCTACACGGCTGTTGGAAATATCAATGCGCTTTTAGCGACAATCTAAGGAGGCTAATATATGAGCACACAGGCAGAAATCACCAGACTGCAAAACGCGAGAAATAAGATAAGGACATGGCTTGTCGGGTTGGGGCTTGCCACAAGCACGGACAAGCTTGACGAACTCGCAACTAAAGCCGCCGCTATCAAAAATCAGGGTGCGGTTGACGCGAGCGTCAAAGAGGGCGAGAGCTATACTATCCCCGCCGGATATCACAACGGCAGCGGTACAGTTAAAGGTGTCTCGGGCGGCGGCAATTACAACTTGCAGACAAAATCCGTAACGCCGACCAAAGAGCAACAGTCCATATCTCCCGACCAAGGTTACTACGGCTTATCGGCGGTTACAGTCGGCGCAATCCCCGAAAACTATCAGGATGTTAGCGCAACAACCACCGAAGAGGGCGATGTTCGTGCCAATAAGGTATTTATTAAGTCGGACGGCACAACTGCTACGGGTACTTTAACCGATAACGGCGCTGTGTCAAAGGTTCTCGATGCCACTAAGGGCAACCAGTCTTACACTGTCCCTGATGGCATACATAACGGCAAAGGTGCAGTGAGCATAGTGCTCGAAAACAAGACCGCCACACCTGCTAAAGCGGCGCAGGATATCACCCCGACGGCGGGCAAGGTGCTCGGCAGGGTCTCTGTGGCAGCTATCCCCGCCAAATATCAGGATGTTAGCGGCGTAACCGCTGGTGCCGAAGATGTCGTGGAAGGGAAGAAAATAGTCGCCGCCGATGGCTCGGTCGTTGAGGGTGCTATGGCGGACAACGGTACTCTGACAGGGACGATAGACGGCTTGACGACGACCAGTTACACCATACCCGCAGGCAAGACTTCGGGCGGCACAGTATCACTTACTAACGCAATTGAAGCAGCTCTTGCAGCGATTTAAGGAGGTGCTTGCATATGAGTATAAGCTCAAACCTTGAGCGCATAAATGGCGCAAAAAGCACTCTGAAGACTTATCTGACCAATAACAATGTGGCGGTTCCGGACGGGACTAAAATCGATGCTATGGCAGAGCTGCTGGACGAAGTTAAAAGTGGCGTACTAACGGAGTCCTATACTTTTAATCAGCAACGTGCGGAAGTTATTAAGTATTTAACTGAAGTAACTTACGACCCTGCCAACTATACTGTATCGCAAATACCTAATTATGTAACTGCTACAAGTTCAAACCGTCCTGTTGGGGTGGCAATTACAATTAAGGAAGCAGGTACGCTGACTATAGTTGATGGTTACACGGGCAACAGCATCTCCAAACAAGTGAACGCCGGAACTATTACGGTTTACAACTGTACTCCGGGGTCAATTTCAAAATTTGTCGTGCTAAACACCAACAATGCTATAGTCCAGCATGGGCTTATAAAACCTACTGGAACTTGTCGTATGATTTATATGACAAATGTTGATAATGTCCGAGACCTCGGTGGCTGGACGTGCGATGGAGGTACTGTGAAGTACGGCAAACTTTTCCGAGGCGGAGAGGTCTATGGCTTCTTAACCGAGGACGGAGCTGCACAGGCTCTTGATGTGCTTGGGATTGAAAAAGAGATAGATTTAAGATTTGACTCAGATTTAAATGGTAGAACTGAAAGTGGTTTTGGCAACTCAGTGGATATGTTTCATGTTGACTTTACTTGGAATGATTTAAACTATCAAAAATCAAGTGGTAACATTAAAAAACTCTTTGACCCATTATTTGATTATGTAATCGCAGGACATCCCACATACTTCCATTGCTCTGCTGGAGCAGATAGAACTGGAGTTGTTGCTCTTCTCTGTGAAGCAGTGCTCGGTATGTCACAGTCAGATATGGATAAAGAATATGAGTTAACTTGCTTTTATTCCGGCGTGGAAAATGACAATCAGGCGCGGCGAAGAAATGAGGCTATATGGACAAGAGAAATAAATATTATTAACTCTTATTCAGGCACCACTTTTAGAGACAAAGCAGTTAATTATATGGTGTCATGTGGTATTACAATTGAGAAAATTAATGCTTTTAGAGCAGCAATGATTAATGGCACACCAGATATCCTAACAGCAGATATTAATACCTATACAGTGACAAAGACATTAACTAATATAACAACGGACAATAATGCAACATCCGCGAAACAATATCAGTCCTATATAGCGCAAATACTGCCTGACGATGGGAAGATAATCGAAAACATTAAAGTAACAATGGGTGGAATAGATATTACCGGAGCAGTATTTGATGGTAATGAGACCATACTAAGACGATCAATAACAAAAAATCTTACACAATGTACAAGCAGTAATACACGCATATATGCAATTAGTGGACAGTCTTATGTAACTAGCCTAATTGCTAATGAAGGATATAACATTAATAGCGTAAGTATAACAATGGGGGGTGTGGATGTGTCCACATTTTATAAAGACGGGATTATTTCTATCCCAGAAGTAACGGGAGATATTGTAATAACAGCAACTGCAATTACACAAGCTCCCTCTTATACAAATCAGATCCCAATTAGTACGGATTCCGCTGGCGCGATTTATAATAATATTGGGTATAAAGATGGGTATCGAATAAGCGATAGTGGTGTTGATGAGGAATATGGTCATAAGTCTGTTACAGGCTTTATACCGATTAAAAAAGGAGACACCATTCGTATCAAAGGGATTTATAATAATGATGTAAATTCATGTCGAATATGCACTTATGACAACTCTAAAACTTTTAAAGCAGCACGTAACGGAGCAATATTTGCCACAACGGGGTCTTACTCTTTGCTGAATGATATTATGACATATGCCCCTAATGAGTATTTCGTAGATGATGCTACTCGTTATTTTCGCTTTTCTTGTGACACCGGTGCGCACACAGGGGAAGAAGATGGTTCAAAGTTAATTATTACTATTAACGAGCCGATAGAATAACAGGAGGTTAATGATATGAATATCTGCATATACGACAGCAACGGTCAAGGTACTATACTGCACTATGTACCGTCTCTGCTGGAAGGCTCGTATTTCCAGAAAGTATAAGAAAGTCAATATGCGATAAGCGGCTATGGCGTTGCTATAGCCGCTTATTTCGTCATATAAGCCGTCCAAAACAAAAGCATCAATTTTCACAACGAATACGGCAAAGAAGCTTCACAGGGCGGCAATGAGATAATCCAGATACTTAACGAGGTATTCTTGAAAGGAGGTGGTGAAATGGGTGCATGGGAAGTCTTCCTGGCTGTGGTAGGTGCGTGTGGAACTATTTGCGCAATAGTCTTTGGCTATCTCGCATATAAGCGGAACGGCAAAAGTGACAACAAAGACGAGGGCAAGAAAGATGGTGTCGTTTTAACGGAACTCGGATACATAAAAAGCGGTGTCGATGACATCAAACGAAAGCAAGAAAAGCAGGATGACAGCATAAGGGAAGTCGTTGAAAGACTGAGTTCTGTTGAATCGTCCGCGAAACAAGCACACCATCGGATAGACGGCTTGGAGAGCCGTATGAGCGAAAAATAAGGAGGTCACATTTATGTTTGCAGAATTTTGGTCGGAGTACGGTATGACATTGATCTACACCGTTTTAACGGCGGTGCTCGGCTTCATCGGAATCGCGATAAAGCAGATTCTTTCGAAGCTTTCCGCCGACAAGACTAAAGAGTCGGTCGTGAAAACTTGTGTCAACGCAGCGGAGCAGCTGTATAAAGATTTACACGGCGAAGAAAAGCTTGCGAAGGTCAAGGAAAACATCGTTGAAATGCTCAATGAGAAAGGCATATCAATATCTGATATCGAGATGGACATGCTTATCGAAGCGGCGGTTGCGGAAATCAATAAGCAGCTTAAGAAAAAGGAGGGTGCTGAAAATGGCAAAGACTAATACAGGGCTCGTGGCATACGCAAAAGCGAACATCGGCAATCCGTATTGGTACGGCACCTTTGGGCAGGTCGGCACACAGACGCTGCTTGACTCGAAGCGCAAGCAGTATCCGTCTTTTTATACAAGCGCCAGATATGCGGCGTGCAAGAAAGATATCGGCAAGCGCGTGCATGACTGTGTCGGTTTGATAAAAGGCTACCTGTGGAGCGACAGCGCTACAGCCGCGCCGAAATATAGCGCCGCGCAGGATGTGTCGGCAAACGGTATGCTTGCCAAATGTACCGAACACGGCAACATAAACAAGATACCCGAGATACCCGGCGTCCTAGTGTTTATGGATGGTCATGTGGGTGTGTATGAGGGCAACGGCTATGTTATCGAGTGTACCGTCTCATACGGCGGTGGCGTCGTCAGAACCGCGCTTAAAAGCCGTCCCTGGGTACATTGGGGCAAATGTCCTTGGATAAGTTACAACAGCACTACAGCGGCACAGAAGCCGTCAGAATCGACCTCGAAACCGGGCGGCGGCATAAAGGTCGGAGATAAGGTGAAGATAACCGGCACGAACTATGCCACGGGCCAGCGCGTACCTACTTGGGTGAAGCTGCGCAAATACACCGTAAGCAAGGTGCAGGACGGTAAAGCTCTGCTCAAGGAGATCAGCAGCTGGGTGCATACCAAAGATATAACAGTAGTATCGACGGCAAAGAAAGGTGTTGCAGTCGGTAGCACAGTGACCATCAAGAAAGGCGCTGTTTACGGCGGCTGTACCTCAGCGCGCGGAAAAGCGGTCCCGTCCGCTCAGCTTGTACCGACAAAGCACAAGGTAAGCAGGATACAGACAAACAAAGGCGTCAAAGAAGCCCTGCTCGGCGATATATCGAGCTGGGTAGCGGTGGCGAGCCTTGAGGAGGTTACAAAATGAAAAAAGCAATGTTGTCACAGCCAATGCGCGGAAAAACCGAAGCGGAAATAAAGGCGACGAGAGAGCATGCCATAAGGGCACTTAAGGCTAAAGGCTATGAAGTCGTAAACACCTTGTTTACTGACGAGTGGTATAGTGATGCTCAAATGAAGCAGCGCGGAGTAGAAAATATACCGCTTTGCTTTTTGGCAAAATCTCTTGAAAATATGTCGCTTTGTCATGCAGCATTTTTTTGCGAAGGTTGGGAAAATGCGCGCGGCTGCAAGATAGAGCACGAAGCAGCCGTAGCTTATGGGCTCGACATAATATATGAGAATGAGGAGGCATGACATATGATAACAGCAATTCTTTTCAACCTCATGAACATGCTCGGGCTTTATGGAGCTTGGGCGGTCGTACAGATTCTCAAGCTCTTCGGAGCGATTTAAAACACAACCGGGCAGGGGATTTTTCCTCTGCCCGGTTTTCTGCTTTATAAAGTACGCAGCTCCCGGTCTGACCGAGAGCCACAAGAAATAGGATATAGAGCTGGAGGCTCTTTATTGCATTATAGCATGATATGCTTTAAAAATCAAGCAATGTTTGCTCAGGTAAAAATCGACCGTTACTACAGGGTTACTACGGATTTCATTTTGAGTGCATTGAAATAGAAATGAAAAAAGCCTTGAAACCGTTGATACACAACGACTTCAAGACTTTTTCATGGTCGGAGTGACGGGATTCGAACCCATGGCCTCTTGGTCCCGAA